AGGAGCCGTATCCACCACAGTTTCTTGTGATTTTTCTTCCATAGATGGAACCGAGGGTGATGCGGAACGTGCCGCAGAACTTATCTCCTCTTCAGGAGATTTGTTTTCAATACTAATAGTATTAGGTTGTGAGGTTTGAGTCACGTCCTCAGAAGATGAGATTAGTGACCGTCCTATACCAACTGTGGGGTCAGCAGGTATGGGTGTAATGCTTATTTCGTGAACCATCCAATCATCTGCTACAAATTCTCCATTACGTTCTTCAATATTTTTTATTTGATAACCAAACGATATTCCACGCAAAATACCATCTTTAACGTCTTCTAAGACCTCAGTAGCAAATTTATTGCGTGAAAAACGCACTTTTGCATAAGCTCTCTTTCTACCTTTATCAAGATATGCTTTCTCAACTATTCCTATATGTCTATCTGCATCATGGTTCCAAAGTAGGGGTGCTGCACCAGTATTTAGACGACTAAAATCAACAGATTTGTCATCATGCTTTAACACTTCTTTACCAAAATATCTTTCTACTGGATATTCAGAACTAAATGGAAATTCAAAAACTCGTCCTTTACCAATATTTTTAAAATTAGTTATTTCTGTTCTTTGATATTTATCTAAAGGATCAATACTTTTTTTGTCTTCATCATGTTTACCTACTCTTTCGTCTTCATCATCTCCATACATTTTTTCGTCTGCAAGAGGTAATGGAGCAATTTTTGTCAATGTGCTGAATTTATGTCCAACCCTACGATCTGTTTTTATAAAACCACCTCCACCTGAAGCTGGCCTATAAACACAAATCAAAGCTGCTGGATCATCCGATGTTCCTGTAACGGTAAAAGAAGAATCTGGAACATCAATACTTCCGTTCCTTGCAATTTTTTCAATTAAACCTCTAGCTCTACCACCACTAGAGTTCCAAGAAACATAATCTCCAACGCTTAAAGCATCGGGTTCTGCTCTTTCTTGTTCAGTTGACATAGTTCGTTCCTTAGCTTTTTTGATTGAATTGGATTTGGATCTAGCCCAAGTTTGACCAGCATCGCCACCCCATGCTGCCCATGCTACTCGACCTTTAGAAGGATAACCTTCTTCACCTGGTCGAAAACCTTTTCCTGATTTGTCAGATTCATGTCTAGCAAACCATGCGTTCATTGTAATGACAACATCTGGAGACATTTCACTGCCACTTAATATTTGAGTTGCTCTTCTTGCTGCATCATCGGTTCCACCAGCCTTACCATCAGCTTTCCAAGCTTTATATTTTTTTGCTTCTGATTTCATTCCATCAGTAGGACTCAAATTAATTTGAGTGCCATTAACATTTGCCATTACTTCTTCCTCCTTTTACGAGTTGGTTGCTGGTCTTCGACTTGACCTACATCAAGTTCAAGTTGTTGTTGGACTGGCTCAAATTTTAAGTCCTTATCTAAGGTTATATCTAAACCTTTTGCAATATCCTGTTCTCTAGCTAATTCAGCAGCTATGTCGTCATAATCACCACCGTTTGTTGCTGCTATAACTTGAGATTTAGTCATATAGCCAGCTTGCTCTGCTTCTCTATAAGCTTTTACTTCTTTTAGTGGATCTACATAATGTTGTGCTGGTGGTGTCCACCTTGGTTTGCAATACCTCATCGGTCTAGATGAATAATCTGCAAAATCAAGCTCACCACTTAACACAGCTAATGAAAGCCACTCTTTAAAAACTCGATAATGAAAATTATCTATTAAATAACGCTGAACAAATCTCCAATGCTCTCTATCTTCCAACAAGCTTAATCTTGAACTTGAATAATTGGTTTCACTAAAGTCCTTGCTTATCGTTTCAAATGAACATCCAAAGCCAGTAGCAAATCTGCGAATCTTATTTTTGACAAACATTTCATATTGCTGACTCGGATAATCAATATCTGGAACATGAACAGATTCGCCTGGCATTAGATAGTTCCATTGACCTGGCTGAAAATCTTGAACTCGTTGTCCAGTCTCTACATCATCACCAATTAACTCCCCCTCATTATTCTGGACAAATCCCATAATGCTTGCAGCCGCCCTAGCTCTAATAACAGCGGCTTCCTCATAGCCCTGCAATTGGTGGGCATCAGCCATAACACTGTGAAACCAAGGAACTCCACGATTTTGCCCTGGCCTTTCAGGCATAAATAAATGAATTACATCCTCTGCGGGGAGAAACACATGATTTTTACCAGCAGTGGGAGAACTTATGTAATAAGCATCACCTGGATGTCTTGTCAAAATTGCATATCTTTTTGCTTTACCCCATTCATCTACTTCGACACCATTTCTCCACTCATTATTTTTAGCAGTTACTTTGCCACTATATTCCTCATCTAATAAATCACTTTCAATTAATTGCAGAGCTAAAGGGACACCACTACTTCCAAATGGTTTTCGGACAATTCTAAATATTGCCTCTCCTGATTCTGGTAGTGCTCCTGTAGCTAACCATTCAAATTGATGAAAACTATATCTACCAGCAGTATCACAATTCTCAGGTCTACACCAATTATTCCATGCCGTCTCAATAGCCTTATTTATTCTTTGATCTCTTTTATTACCTCTTACTTGTGTAACCAAAGACTGAAATTTCATTCCAGTCCCAACAACATTTATCTGTGTTGTCCTTTTAGCTTGCTTTGCATAAGGATTATTTCTAACCATTTCCCTACTTCTATCTCTTAACTTTCTAAGACTTCCCCTTATCTCAGCATCAGCACTTAACTGACTACTCATCCAGTTGGCAGTCAGTCGATCTGATACTGCACCTTGGTATGCCCTAATTTGTCTTCTAGGTCGAACAATGTCTGAAACAGCAGATTGACTTTTGCCATCTCCTGTAGTCCACAAACCTTTCCATGCGTTGACAATTCCCATTGGTTTTCTCAGTTAAAGCGAACAAACAAATTGCGAGGATTGCCAAGTCCATTGGCTATTTTTTCAGAAGCTTCTTCTCTAGCCAATTCAGCCTTTAGTTTGGCTTCTAATTGGAATAATTCTGCTAATTCATATTTTTTTGCTTGTCTTGTACCAATTTTATATTCTTTTACGCCTCCACCTGACGCAACTGCACGAATTGCTGTTTGAACTTGATCTAAATCTTTTCTAATCTGACTTCTACCGTCAAAAGCAGAAGCACTACCGCTGTAAACAAGAGAAGGTAAAACTTCAAACTGACCACTTAGTATTGTTTGTTTTTCTGCTCCAGACTTATCAGCAACTGCCTGAAAATACCAGTCTCCAGCGTCAAAATTAGCCGTAACAGCCGATGCAACGGTGAATTGCCATCCAGAAAGATACGCACTACTAGAAGTAATGTGTGCTTCTGAAGCAGTATTAGTCCTCAAGTAATAAGTAACACTCCACTCTGTACTGGTAATTGCATTACCAAATACGTCTTGTGTCTCCGAATCTCGCCACTGAAGTATGTCTCCAGCACGAACTTTAGAAGGAATAGTCAAAACTACGCTTTTTAGCTGCTTTTTGTCTCCCTGATCTTAGCGGAACCTCCTGCATAGGCTTTATTGGTTCTTTTCTTTTCTCTAATTGATCCCAAACAGTTCTACGATCATATCTTTGTAAAAACCTGCAATAAGCAGCGTATGAATACACCATTTCATCAAGAGCTTCATTCCTTGCGTTATTTTTCTTCATCCATACCCTTTCTTGGAATCCATGCTTATATTTCAACACTTGTCTCTCTGCTGTAAGTTCTTCAAAGTAATCGGTAGTAATTGTTGGGTAAAAATGTAAATAACCTTCTCCAGGTTCAGAATCTTTCAATCTATTATGCAACGTAGTTTTTATAACATCGACTCCTACAGGAAATAACTTAACTCCTTTTTTCAATGCCTTTCCAGAAAAGTTTATATCTACTTTTGTTGGTTTACCTAGCGGTGGCTTACCTTTCTGACCTACACCCTTAATACCAATAATTCCTAGATGCGCCCTCTCTCTCACATATTGGTAAGTTTCGTGTGTGTAATGGCCTCCAGTATCTATCGCAGCACTTTCTATTTTCATTTCATTTCCATCTTCATCAAAGTATTTACCCATCAAAACCTCATCCATCTGCTTCCAAAGATCAGGACGAGAAGGAGAACCATAAATTACCTTTCTATCTATTAAATACATTTCTTCATTTCGACCTATACCCCAAACACTCATAGAAAGCCTGTCGTCTTGCACATCGCACCCAAGACTCAACATGAGAACTTCTCTTGGAGGTGTTCCTTTTTCATATTTTTCTTCTGCTGCTCTTTCCATCAATGCTTCTGCACCAACTTTACTTGCATATTCATCTTCCCAACATTCACCCAACGTCACATTGATCCAAGTCTTTAATTGTTCTGGATCATTTTTACTTAATAGAAATTCTTCTACCAAGTTCGACCATTGAGCATTTGGTGAATACGAATAACCAGCCCATATATGAAATCCAGCATGACGACCATTCCCAGGTTGAGTTGCTCTCCACTCTCCACGTTCTACCATCCATCTTTTTTTACTATGCGGAATTAAAACACCACATTCTTCACACGCATAACAAGTAGTTTCTGGATCATCATTTTGCCAACGCATGTTAGGCCAACGCAAATATTGCATATGACCGCATTCAGGACATGGGATGTAGTAACGCCTTTGGTCAGACTGATTAAATAATCTTTCTATTCTTGAAAAATCTTTAATAGTCGGTGTACTGCCAGCAACTATTTTTCGATTCCAGTAATACTGAGTTCTAGCTATACCCAATTTAATTTGATCTCCTTCAGTTCCAGCTCCACCTAATGGATAACCATCTGTTTCATCAAACAAAACTATTCTTCTACTTACCCTCCTGAAGCCTCTGGCTGAGTTCGCTCCAACCAAAGATAATGTTCCCCCAGGAAACTGTTTTTGCAAAATAGTATTCGTACTATCTTTTGCTTTTGCATCACTAATTAAACCTTTTAGACATTTTGTATCTCTGCACATCGGAGCTATCTCTTCTTTTGAGTAACCAGCAGCGTCCTCAATTGTTGGCTGGACAACCATTATGGGACAAGGGTCTTGGTGTATGTGATAAGCAATAATGTGATTTAA